CAACGTAAAGCAGGCAAGAACAGTGAAGGCGGATTGAACGCCAAAGGTCGTGCATCATACGAACGAGAGAACCCCGGATCCGATCTCAAAGCACCTGTATCATCGAAGACTGCATCCAAGAACCCTGATGGTAAGGCCGCCAATAGACGCAAGTCATTCTGTGCGAGAATGGGTGGTATGAAAGGTCCAATGAAGGACGAAAAGGGTAAACCAACTCGCAAGGCACTCGCACTCCGGAAATGGGACTGTTGATGAAATCATTTAGCGAATATATTGAGGAAGCAACTGGTGGTATGTCCAAAGGGTGGGTCAATGCTAAAGGTGGCAAAATGCACACATGGCGTAGTGTAGAACCATACCACGTACAGTACCTCACCAATAACCTATCTAAGTTTCGTATGAATGACAAGAGTGTTCTTCGTGTGTTGACGACTAGGTTTGACAAAATGGATGCGCCTGATCCAGAGGAATCAGCAGAGCAACATTTAGCATATCTTCGCAGTGGAGAGTGGGACATCGATCATCCGGTCGAGTTTGAAGCAATGCGAAAGGGATGGTGTCGTATCGTCATCGATAGCATATATACAACCATCGGGGGTTCTGATTGGCGTAGTATACACGCAGTTGCTAAACATCTCGACAAGAAGAATCCACGCATGTCACCACGGAACGCCAAATACCTTGAATTACAGTTGTTTTATCAGGGTGGTCAACGCAAGACTCTAGAGACACTCAAAGACAAGCAACGCATTGACGTATGGTTGGATGGTAACCAACCAGATCCCTCGAAGATTCGCGTAGACAAGCGTAGTGACATCGGACGAACAATGGCGATGTTCCGTGAGTGGGAAGAACTCAACGAAGGTAAGTTTGGTCACACACTCTGGATTGATCCCAAGGGTAAGGTATACGATATGAACGCGAGTAAAGAGATCACACACCCCAAAGGACACCCGTATACACACTATGATTGGGTCGCAGCAAACTTCACCAAGTATTTTGGTAAGAAGGCACCAGATAATATGGGTAAGGTTGTATACAATGCACCACACGAAAAGGGATGGGCACGAATCCGAAACAACTCCCGCGAGATCGATGTCGAAGTGAACCTTTCCAAACTCAATAGGTCACAGAAGAAGACACTACAAGATATTGTTGATGCTGGTCCTGAGTATGGTAACAAGGGAATAAACCGTCCCATGTATATTGACGCATGGGTGAAGAACAAGAAGAGTCGTTCGGGTGATAAGGCATACAGTAACTACGAAGAGATCAGAGACTTTCTCTCGAAGTGATCGTGACTATTCAACAAACCAAGGATGCCATATATCGTCGCACAGATTGAATGTGTCAGTACGTCGTGCCGCACACTCATAGATTTTATCATCAGCAGTTGAAAAGTGTGTGATGATTCCTACCAGAGCATAGTTTCCATCCGAATCTTCCCAGACTAAGGCACCACCAGAATCACCGAACCAGACAGTGGTTTTGAGTGGGAGAAATATGACTTCGTTTGGTCTATTTTTCAGTATACCATAGAACCTAAACACATCATCCTTGCTTATCTTCTTATCACCACCACCATGAGCGATTGTGCGTAGAGGAATCATCGCACCGAGGTCTTCTACATTCTGTAATAGTGGCATAGGAGTGTGTGTTGATTCAGTGGAAAATGCTAGTAAACCAATGTCATCACCAGACAAGAAATAGTCCTTGTGGATGAATTGCATATCGATTAGTATTTTTTCTTCGCCAAACCTAACGTACTTAAGATCACCATAATGAATACAGTGAGCAGCGGTCAGTGCAATATTTTTAGTTACAAGAACACACGAACCAACAAACTTGTCGTCTTTGTTGTACAATGATCCAGCAGCAGGAATGGTGCTGTGTTCAATGAAATCAAAATGTAATTTAGTTTGTTCTTGAGAAAATGTTGATGTACGATTAGTATCGTCTAACTTTTCACGGGATGCACAACTAGTAGTTACGACGATCAGCAGTAACATAAAGACTGATCTTACGAATAACATCTATAGTATATATGCCATTTCCTATATAATATGTCACTTATAGGAGGAAACACTTGCATAAAGAAGTTCTTTTATTGAATGCTAGTGAAGAGGTACTTAAAGTAATCGACTGGAAGCGTGCAGTCAAACTCATAGAGAGTGGAAAAGCACAGAAACCACATGGATATAATAGACACCACAACATAAGGACGAGTGCAGGGGAATATAAACTACCCGCCGCACTTGTCCTTGTTCGTTATGTTCAAGTACCTTGGAACGTGGATGTGAAACCAACTCGTAAGAATATATTCAAGCGAGACAAATGGTCATGTCAGTATTGTGGTAAGGAATGTAAAGACACAAAGAAACTCACACTCGATCATGTGCATCCACGATCCAAAGGTGGCGATGGCGGATGGACTAATCTGGTAACTGCATGTCGCAAGTGTAATCTCTCGAAGGGTAACAAACTACTCAAAGAGTGTAGCATGAAACTAAAAAACAAACCAAAGAAACCTACGTTCTTTGGCCTGCAAATGATTGTTATAGATGAGAATGGTAAAGAGATGTGGTCGAGGTGGTTAGACTTTCATATACAAGGCTAGTGTAGCAATACCATTGCCGTCGACCCCGAGCCCGCCAAATCAGATGTATCTAATGAATAGATTTGTATAGGAAATATTACAACAGTCTTTGGAGGGATTGAGATCTGAATCGAATCACCGGGCATGTTTCCAGTGGGGGTTGATGCAAGCACAAATGTTCTTGTTCTAGTATTGCCGGCGTTTCTATTAGAAATAAGAACTCCCTTGTTGGGTTTCCCAATAAGAGGAACCCAGTTGTCTGTAACACCAGTTTTAACATTTTCCGGTGTATGTACTATGCCTGTGTTAAATACTGGGTACGATGTGGGTGTTGAGAGTAACTCCACTACTTTAGTGTTGCCGCCGCTTGGGAACGCGACAATTGTGTGGACTGTGATCGGAACTAGATATGGTACGGTCGCACCGGATCCGTCTACTAGAACACCGGCCGGTGACCCCGGTGATGTCATTCCATCATCACCCATGAATTTGACCTGCACATCGTTGGAGGTCGTGGCGGTGTCGGGAACTACAAGAATTCCCTTGTTATTTTGGTTGAGGACGACATTAGTACCTGAAGTGTAAAGTTTTCCTGCTTTATATACGTTGGGCATATATTCTCCTACATGAGTTCAACAAAATATGCCACGTTTGTGTCAATATTTGTTATTGAGTGGACGTGAAAAGGAATGTGAATTGGACCGAACGGGGGATCATTCTCGGACCAGTAAATTGTATATGAGTCGCCGATCTCTCCGCCAGTTGGGTGTGAATATAAGTGTATTTCTGCACTAGATGAACCAGGCAGATAGGTAGGAAAGATCATAAATCCTTTGTTATTTTTACTGACTGGAGTGACTTCCGTCTGGGAGGAAACAGTAGTTGTATATTTCGCTTTGTAACTTGGATATGCCATCGTTACCTCACAACAATTCTGTTATTGAAGCGTTCGCGCCGTTGAACGCGGTTACCGCTTTTATTCTGATGGGAATTATGATTGGTTGTTTATTCGCAACCCAATCAACCCTAAACGAATCACCCGCTTCTCCTCCACCGGGGTGCGAAAACATTTGCAGTGTCGCATTTCCGTTGGCAGTGCCTGGAGATATAAGAAGACCTTTGTTGTTTTTATATGTACAAGTGAAGGCTCCGTCACCTTGATCATGTACTTTGCCTGTGTTATGTATTGGGTATGACATATTGTTCTCCGTTTGATATTATATATATACATTATGAAGGAACACCATATGAACTATATCTTATCACCTGTCAATATAAACGAACATCAAGGTAGTTTAATGCCTGCACTGAGTAAACTCGCTGGTCCTCGGCCTTTCAACGAGAGAGAACTGTCACAAGCAGAGAAGAAGAAAAAGAAGAAGACCGGTAACGACCTTCCTAAAGACGAATTCAAGAAACGATACGACCCACCACCACGCGGACCTGCTAAATCATGGTCTGACGTATTGTGGGCAACTGCCACCAAAATAGCCAAAGGAGAATCCCGTGGAAAACGAAAATAAGTCACTGATCGAACAAGCAGTCGAACACATGAATGAAATGTCTGCAAAGGCACACTATAAGTCAGTATTAAAGGGTGGAAAAGGTAAGGGTTATGTGGTTGGTGTAGCCATCGATCGTAACCGATACCCAAACCGTGAGAAAGAAGGACTCGAAGGACCATACAAAAGTCGGAAGTCTGGAAAGATTTTCTACTACGACAAAAAAGAAGGCAAGTATTACGATCCCGATTCTGATATGTTCCTTCCCGTAAGTGATGTCATGGAACACTTCGATCCAGAGAACCCAGAGTACGATCCCGAGATGTCTGAGATGAACATTGGTGAAGCCAAAGAACCTGCACACTTCACAAAGAAGAGAGATGACGGAACCTATTCTGTTCTCAAGAACCACCCAAGAGGTGCAATGGGTATGTCTCACGGACACGATAAGGCAGCGGCGGATCGACTGGTTGCCAAGCACAATAAGAGTGCAGAAGTAAGAAGTCGCAGAGATGCTGGTATTCCTGACGTTGCTGGTAAGTACAAAGGACAGAGACTCTTTGCTGGTAAGAAGAACGAAGAAGTCGAACAGATTGATGAACTCAAGGCAAAAACTATGAGATCATACATCAGCAAGGCACAGAAGGACAACACCAATCGTGTCGCTCGAATGGCAGACAAACCAAGTCACATGAAAGCAGACAAGGGTGAGATGGACAAGTTACGAAAGCGACAAAAGGGTGTGGTAAAGGCCAAGACTGATCTCGACATGCGTAAGATTGCCGGTAAAGACTACAGGAAGCGTATGGGTGAACAAATCAGTGATGAAGACGCTAAGAGAATGGGTATCGAACAACCACTCAAGGGTAAGGGATTCCCATACAACGAGGACATTGAACAAGTCGATGAACTCAAGAAGGCCACTATTATGAATTACAAGGACAAAGCGAGGGCCCAAATTACACGGGACAAGTACGGCGATTTCGGAAAAGTCACCAATAAAACCAATAAAAGAGCGAAGGGTGTCGATAAGGCAACCAAGAAACTCGTTGCTCGTCAGTACGACGAAGAAGTCGAACTCGATGAACTCAAGATGCCGGCGAAGGACGAAAGAGGACGAGCAAGAGATCCAGAGGTTCGCAAGGCATATAGTCGTGGTGCGGCAAGAGCAGATCTCAAGGCAGGCGGCAAACTTCGTAAGGGTGACGCTGATGGTGCAGAGAATCCCATGTCTCTCGCACGAAAACGTCAGAGTGCAAGTCGTACCCCAATGGACGAAGCACCAAAAATCAAGGTTAAACTAAATCCAGAAAAGAAGATTGGATATAAGATTCAATCAGTCGGACCAGGTGGCAAAAAAATCACTACCCAAATGAAAGATATGCCGGGAAAGAAAAATATCGGAGATGATGTCGATCATGGTTCCGATTGTGATTGTGCCGATTGTAAGACAAATAAATAGGATACAATCCTAGATTTTACTACATACTCATATAAATCAATATAAACTTCAAAGGAGTTATTAAATGTTCGATAAACAACAATGGATGCAATGGGCAGAAAATGCCAAGAAGTCTGATCCTAAGATGAAGGATTTCAGGAACGGATATTGGCACGCACAAAACGTACAGGAGCAAGGCGAAAACAAGGTTGATGTTTCTCTTGCTGAGGCCGCTAGACAGGTAATGCAAAACAGTACTCCGGTCGAACTCGACGAAGGTGTTGGTAAAGCAGTTGCGGCGGCCGCAGGTAATCCAGTAGTCCGTGCTGCTGCCGTTGGTGCAGCATCGAAAGTTGCAAGTAAGATCAAGGCAAGCATTGCAAAGAAGAAAGCAAAGGACTCGGAAGAGGAGCAAGAAGAAAACATGGAACTCGCACCCAAGGGTAAGGGTTCTGATGCTGCAAAGAAACTCTATGCTGGATACGGTAAATCAGAAGGCGCCGGTGAAGAAAACCGTGGTAAAGGTGTCAAGAAAGAAGCCGTGATCGATGACGAAGAAAATGCAGACGAAGAGGACGAACGCAAGGCAGGTAAGGAAGACGATAAGCAAGAGAATATGGAACTTGCACCCAAAGGTAAGGGAAGAAAAGCAGCAAGTAAACTGTATGCCGGTTATGGTAAAACAGAAGGTGCTGGCGAAGAGAACCGTGCCAAGGGAGTCAAGAAAGAATCTGCTGATCTAGAAGAGGCCGCACCACTTATCGGAATGGCCGCTAGGGCCGGAATGGGTATGGCAGTAGACGCCATCGGTAAGAAATTTGCAAAAAATAAGCAAGGTGGAGAAGACTCCAAAGAGGAATCTGCACTATATGCCTCTAAACTTAAGAGAAAACGCCTAGCAATGAAGAAATAATAACGTCTGACCCTTCTCAGGCGCCCTCAGACAGAGGCCTCATATGAGGTCTCTGTTTTTTTAGGTATACATATTATGCACTTTTAACTTGCAATGACTGGATTAGAGGATATAATATGTACATGCAGAAGATCTTTAACCATATTGAACTGCCAGAACATATCGAATCTCTGGCTGAAATGAAAGCAAACACACGCGGAGATGGAACTCGAACATATTCCACTCCAGTGGGTAATTTTCCTAGCGTCACAACAGTGGTTGGATGGGAAAAGCAAAAATTCTTTGCAGAATGGCGAAGAAACAACCCACAAGAAAGCAAACGAGTGTTGCGTCGGGGAAACAACCTACACAATATCATCGAGGACTATCTGAACAACGAAGACGTTGATCTTATGAGTCTCGATCCAAATGTGGCAGACTTGTTTGTACAGATTAAACCAGAACTGGATAAGATCGATAACGTCCGTGCATTGGAAGTGGCGTTGTTTAGTAGAACACTTGAACTGGCAGGCAGAGTCGATTGTATCGCAGAGTACAATGGTACACTGTCTGTTATTGACTTCAAGGGTAGCACCAGAACTAAACGATCCAAAGATATTGAAAACTATCACCTACAGGCAACAGCATACTGTATTATGTGGCAAGAACGAACTGGTATTCCTATCAAGGAGTACAACATACTGGTTGCTTCAGAAGATCGAGCAACACCACAGGTATTTACAGGCAACCCAGTGAATCATGTAGCAGCATTAAGAAAAGCAATTCTAAATTACCAAAGACAGCAAGTCACTGTGTAGAAAGAATATATAATAACATGAAGTCATTTAGCACATATCTAACTGAAGCAAAGAACACTCACATGACCCACCTTGAAGATCTTGTCTTCGAGGGTAGTGGAAGAGTAGAGGAAGCAATCTCATTTGCCGAAGAGGTTGCAAAAATGCTCTCAGGACAGGCAGCAACAAAGATAAGTGCAACGGTAAAATGGGACGGTGCGCCGGCAATTTTCTGTGGTATCCATCCAGAGACAAAGAAGTTCTTTGTCGGTACTAAAAGTATATTCAATAAGACTCCAAAGATAAACTATACAGTCGCCGACATCAGGAAAAATCATCCAGGCGGTGTATCACGATCTCTTGAGACTGCACTTAAGTACCTCAAAAAACTCCCCATCAAAGGTGTAATTCAAGGTGACATGATGTTTGGTCCCGGTGATGTTACTATAAAGAAAATAAAAGGTGAATCCTATTACACCTTCACACCGAACACGATCACATATGCAGTACCTGTTGACTCTGACTTTGGCAAGAAAATACACGCATCAAAGATGGGTATTGTTTTCCACACAAAGTATACCGGAAGAACAACATCGAACATGAAAGCATCTTTCAACGTAGATGTAAATGCACTAAAGAAAGTATCTGGTGTGTGGGTTGATGATGCCAAGTTTAGGGACGTAACGGGAACTGCAACTCTCACATCAAACGAAACTGAAGCACTAAACGGTCATCTTAAGACCGCAAGATCCTTATTGTCCTCATCTAAATCGTTTTTGGATGAACTAAAGGACAATTCTAAAGTAGTAGATGAATTAAACATCTACGCAAATCAGCAAGTACGTAAGGGTGTGACATCTCTTTCCTCTTCTGGATTTACTGAATGGATTGATAGTAAACTACAAGCAGGAATAGATGCACTTAAGACTGATGCCGCAAAAGCGAGAAAAGAATCTGCACGCGATGAGATGGTAATTTATCTTAAAACCAAAAATAAAAACTTGGATACTGTCTTCGCATTGCACGCATCTCTTACGTCTGCTAAAATTATTCTCATACGGAAACTAGAGTCAGTTAAATCTATCGGCACATTTATACAAACTTCTAGTGGGTTCAATGTAACAGCACCAGAGGGGTTCGTTGCAATCGATAAACTCACTAAAAACGCAGTAAAGTTGGTAGATAGACTAGAATTTAGTAGAGCAAACTTTACAGTAGATAAGAATTGGATATAATAATGAATAAAGACTTAGTAAATCGAAAAAATACCAAAACTTGGGTTAAATGTAATGATAATTCTAAATCTCACATCTGGCGAGAAAAGTTTATTTCAGAACACGGTGGTAGATTTGAAAAAACTGGTAGGTATTGGGAATGGCAAACCATATATACTAGTGATGACACAATTAATGAACCGATAGAAACTCAATATGAGTTTACAGACTCTTCAGGAATCAAGTATTTGGTGACAAACTTCAGCAAATTCTGTCGAGAA